TGCGATTCATTTTGTTCCTCTTTTACAGATTTTCTCTGCTCTTCAAGAAAACTAGTTACTTACTCACCCCCCCTCAGCAATGTCAAACTTCTGGAATCTTCAATTCCTAGGTCACGATCCGATTTTCCCATCGATCCCACAGTTTCTCCTCACTCATGGACAACACTTCTGGACAACATACGAACTCGTATTTCAAACCATATGCCTTTACTCTTTCTGCTTCCCGCTCGAAACCGTCCAAGCCGCCCTCTATGGCTATCGCCGCTCTATGCCCTCCGCTCTCAATGCCGAAGAATTCTTTCTCCGCTACAATGTTCCCCATCATGAAATTGTCAAAGACCAATACTACTATCAAGCCCTCGACATCGTCACTGAATGGTTCCGCCCGACCCATCTCATACACCCTGTTCACTTCACCGATCTTCGTTGGTACCCGTGGAAACTATCCACAAGTGCCGAACGTCCCTTCACCGCTATGCCTTCAAGCAAGGATTACGTCAATGATCAATTCAACGCTGGTAATATCCCAAACCGCTCTCTCAAATTCGGAAACTTGTTCACCCCAATATTCGAATACTCTCGCAGCTACCTGCACAGAGTCAAAGATGGCTGGCTCCCTTACCTCGACCCGATCACTTTGCACGTCAAACCTGCTCTTGTCAAAATAGCAGATGGAATCGACAAAGTTCGAACCGTCTTTGGAGTACCAAAATACCTTATCTTCGCCGAAGCTATGTTCTTTTGGCCTTTATTCTCCAATTACTTCACCCTCGCTGATACCCCACTCCTTTGGAATTATGAATCCCTCAACGGAGGATGGAACCGACTCAACTCAGAGTACTGGACAAAGTACCGCCAATACACACCGATTTTCAACCTTGACTGGTCTGAATTCGACATGCGCGTCTACTTCACTATGTGGTCCGATATATTCGACCGCGTATCCACTTACTTCTGCTTCTGTGGCCGCTACTGCCCGACACTCTCTGGCCCAATCGACCCTACAACAGGTCATCCCTCTTTCCCACCATATTCCGAACCCCGAACCACAACCCTAAGGTTGCAAAATCTCTGGAACTGGATCAGATATGCCTACTTCAACATGCTCTCTGTCACTACGACAGGCAAAGTATTCAAGCGCCTCTTCGCTGGAATGCCCTCTGGTATCTTCTGCACCCAATTCTTCGACTCCTTCTACAACGCTGTCATGATTGTGACTTGTCTTTTAGCCCTTGGCTACAAAGTACATCCTCATCACTTCATCAAGCTCATGGGAGACGATGCACTCTTTGGTTTACTGGAAAGTATCCCTTTAGAATTCTGGTCTGAATTTTTAGACGCTCTTGCGTCTGAAGCACTCTTTCGTTTCAACGCGAAACTCAGCCCGACTAAATGTGGATATTCTCGCACCATTCAAGGTGCCACTGTCCTATCCTATCAAAATTGGAATGGCTGGCCGACTCGTTCTGCCGAAGATGTCTTAGCACATCTACTCCATCCCAAATCTTTGAAAGACAGTGCCCCCCGCCTCATGGCCCGATCAATTGGCCTCTACTACGCAAGTGGAGCTAATCC